GGATTTAAAACTAAAGAATGGGAAGGAGACAACGTCCCCGACAGCTATTACCTTCAATGTCAGCATTACATGGCTGTCACTGGTTGTGACAAATGGTATATTGCATGTCTTATCGGAGGTAATCACTTTATTTGGAAAGAAATTCCCAGAAATGAGGAAGATATTAGGGCGCTTATCGAGGCGGAAGAATCTTTCTGGAAGAATAATGTTAAGGGCGGTATTATGCCCGATGTGGATGGCAGTAAGAGTTGTTCGCAAGCACTTGCCGAACGATTTCCCGGTGGTCTTGCGGATGACATAGTACTTCCCGAAAATGCCGAAACGTTACTGACTGAAATTGATGAGCTTCAAGAAGTAGAATCGAGAATCAAAGAGCAAGTCGAAACCAAAAAGAATCAACTGAAGACCATGATAGGTGATCATGAGGTAGCTTATGCCGGAGAGAGAAAAATTACCTGGAAGACGCAAGCCGGCAGAATAAGCCTTGACAGCAAAAAGCTGAAGGCAGAATTACCCGACGTATACGAGAAATACAGCAAGAAAGGTAATCCCATTCGAGTATTTAAGATTTAGGAGGTATTCACTATGGCAACAACGAAAGGCGGCCTGATGGCCGCAAAGACAACGAAGACAGACGGAGTGAAGAGCATGAAAGACTTAGTCGTAAGCATGAGCGACCAAATCCAGAAGGCCTTACCGACAGTCATCACGGGAGAGCGATTCACAAGAATGGTGCTGACGGCCATGAGCAGTAACCCGCAATTACAGCAATGCGCGCCGAAGAGTTTTCTGGGGGCAATGATGCAAGCAGCACAGCTGGGGGTAGAACCGAATACTCCGCTTGGACAGGCCTATTTAATCCCTTACAAGAACAAAGGAACATTGGAATGCCAGTTCCAATTAGGATATAAAGGCCTGATTGACCTTGCCTACAGAAGCGGCGAGGTCAGAGACATTCAGGCACACGAAGTATACGAGAACGACGAGTTCGAGTATGAATTAGGGCTTAACCCGAAGCTGCGCCATGTACCGGCACAAAGCAACCGAGGTAACGTCATTGCCTACTACGCCGTGTTCCACACCAAGGACGACGGCTACGGGTTTGAGGTCATGAGCATTGAGGACGTCAAGGCGCACGCCAAGAAGTACAGTCAGGCGTATAGCAGCAGCTACAGCCCGTGGAGTAAAAATTTCGATGAAATGGCAAAGAAGACAGTCCTTAAGAAGTGCCTGAAATACGCCCCGCTTAAGACTGAATTTGTCCGAGAAATGAGTGCAGACGGAACGATAAAACAAGACATTACCGCCAATATGACCGACGTTCCCGATGAGACGGACTACATCGACGCAGAAGCTGAAACAGTTCCCGACAATGTAGATCCGATGACAGGAGAAGTATTGGATACACGGACAGAACAGGAGAAAAAAGATGATGCAATTTTAGAAGCGTCTATTTCCGAATAACGTTCAAAAGGAGACCCTATGGCAAGGCCGATAAAACAGGGGTTAGACTATTATCCTTTGGATGTCGGGTTTTTGCAGGACGTTAAGATTCGCAGAATAATGAGAGCGTGCGGAATACAATCTATCCCGGTGCTAATCAGCCTGCTGGCTAATATCTATCGTAATGACGGGTATTTCCTTCGGTGGAGTCCTGATATGTCCTTTCTAATTGCTGACGAGCTTGGGGTTAGCGAGGGCGCAGTTACCGCGACTGTCGACAAGGCGGTGCAGGTGGATTTCTTTAACGCCAATATGTACGAATGCTACGGCGTACTTACTTCTGAAGGGATACAGAGCCGCTTTTTTGAGGCGGCCTCCCGCAGAAGGGAAGTCCGTTACGACGCAAGATTTCTGCTCATAAACGTTAATGTATACAAAAACCTAGTTAATGTAGACAATAACTCCGTAAATGTAGACGATAATCCACAAAGTAAAGTAAAGGAAAGTAAAGTAAAGGAAAGTAAAGAAGAAGGAGAAGAAAGGACTTCCGCTGCGGCTGATGAAATTATGGGGTATTACAGTTCTAATATTCATCCCGTCAGCTCTCTTGTTGAAAAGGACAAACTTATTGCTTTGGTTGAAACTCACGGTGATGCTTTTGTTCATAAAGCTATTGAAAGGGCCGTTGTGAGAAATAAAAGAAGCTTGGCTTATATTACCGGTATTCTTAACCGTTGGGAAGCCAATGGATACGATGAAGGGATTTCTGAAAGCCATAAAAGTTCCCGGAATCAGTGGCAGCATTCAGAAGATTACGAGCGTTTTATGCGTGAACGTGAAGAGCATAAACGAAAACTACGGCAAAGGGGGTCCTAGGGAATGTTTACGAGAGGAAGTATGTACTTTATCCAGTCTTTGATTCGCGGTTCATATCCAAACCAACTAAGAGATAAAGATGAAAGAACTCGATATTTTAAAAATTTTGAAAGAATATTTGCAAGGTACGATGAACAGGATGTAGCTGATGCGGTAGAAATTACAATTGAACGGGAGAAATTTTTGCCGTCCTTGGCAACCATAAAAGAAATACTGGATAAGAAGCTTAGTGCACGGGCAGAAGCAGAACGATCTTCTTTAAAGATTGCCGAATATAGTAAGCCGAGACATAAAATTGATGTACAAGCTTTAATAGCCAGGTTAACAGCTTTAAAAGAAAAAAAGTATGAGCAACCTATCCCTCGCAAGTTAAGAACGTTTGCGCGTAGCCTTTGGCCGGATATTCCTGATAGCGTAATTCGGAAAAACTTAGCGATACTGACACATTATGCAAGCACCGACATGCAGCTTGATGAATGTGGAAATAAGGTACAGCTGTATTTATCGAAAAATGGTGAAATTGTAGAACGAGTTGTATTGAATTAGTTCCGAAAGGAGAATGAATATGAATCAGGTCATTGTTGTAGGTAACATGGGGCAAGACCCTAAACGAAGAGAAACGGTAAGCGGCAATGTGGTTGTTAGTTTGTCAGTTGCCATAAATAGAAATTATAAAGATAAAAACGGGGAGTACCAACAGGCTACCGATTGGGTGAATGTTGAAGCCTGGAATGATTTGGCTAATTCTATCTATGAAGATTTGCACAAAGGGGATGCGGTTATCGTAATCGGCCGTATGAAGACTAACGTATATGAAAAAGACGGTGTGAATCAATACCGTACATATATCTTAGCGGATGAGGTAGGACAAAGACTGAACAAGTGGAGAAAAAAGGAAGCTGCTACTGGCTTTGAAGATATGGGCGAATCGGTTCAGGAAGAAATCCCGTTTTAAAGGAGAGCATAAATGCCGATAAAGTATGAGGAAACAGAAAAGGTACGGAGAATTTTAATGACGCTTTATGGAAATCCGGTTGCCCAGGGACGCCCGAGGTTCTCACGGCAAGGCGGATTTGTTAAGGCGTATGATCCGATAAAGTCCAAAGCCTATAAGGCACTGATAAGATTAGAACTACAACCGTTACTGGCTAAACCCGGCTTTAGGCAGTTTGAAAATTCGTGTAGAGTACACTTATTAATATGTCGAGCTATTCCGAGTGGATTTAGTCAAAAGAAACGGAAGGAAGCTATAGAAGCTAAAATTCGACCGACAACAAGACCTGATACGGATAATTACATCAAAGGGATACTGGACGCACTAAACGGCACGGTGTTAAAAGATGACAGCATTGTGTGCGAAATTAATGCGGGAAAAATATACAGTGATAAACCGAGAATTGAAGTTATGGTTGAAGAGCGGTTACGATATTAGGAGGCTACAGAAAGGATGACAGATAAACGAACCAAAGAAGTGGAAACGTTACTTAGAAAATACAATGTGACGAAAGTCTATATCGAAAACCTTCATGCGGAACTCGAAGAATACCAAACCCAGCTAAATTTGACGGCAGCTCCTAAGGTTCCGTCTCTGTCATTTGCTCCCGGAAGTAATGGGGAAATGTTAAGCCAGGAAGAAAAGTCCATGTGTGAAAAAGAAAAAATTGAAGAACAGCAAAAAAATATTCAGGAAGAACTGAATAAGATTGAGCCGGTAATTAAGAGACTTGACCGTTCTATAGAGGCTCTAAGCTATGCTGACCGCACTATTGTTGTAGAACGTTTCA